CTGTGTCTGGTTTTGACGTTTACGGTCAAGCGATGAGCGAAGCAATCACTTCTAGCGCTGCTGTAAGCACCGCTGTGAGTGGTTTGAAAGCCTTCTACCTCATCACCTCTGTGAGCGTGAGTGGCGCTACTGGTACTGCTCTGACTGTTGGTACAACCAACGTGTTGGGTATTCCAGTTCGCGTAGCCAACGTGGCTTATGTGGTTAGCGTGAAGAGCAACAACTTATTGGCGGATGACGCTGGTACGTTTGTGGCGGCTGACACCAATACCGCGACAACCACCACTGGCGACGTGCGCGGTACTTACGTCCCTGTCACTGCATCAAACGGCATCGTTCGTACAGTGATGACAATCGCCTTGCCTGCAATTGCAGTAGGCCCAAATGCAACCCGTGTTGGCGCTCTTGGCGTCACACAAGCATAAGGAGAACGACATGGGACAATTTAAACCAATGGTCAAAATGGAGACCACTGAGCCTTCAGTTGAACTGAAGCTCAAAAAAGGCGGCAAAGTGGCCAAAATGGTCAAAAAGGCTGACGGTGGCATGATGGGTTCGCCCATGAGCGCCGCTGGCGCTATGCCCCCTGCAATGCCTGCCCGTGGCGGTATGCCAATGGCTGGCTCGCCAATGAAGCCTTCGTTGGCTATGCGTCGCCGCGCCATGAAGGGCTTGCCCGCTGGTGCTGGTCCTGCTGGCCCAGTTGGCGGCGCAGCTTCAATGCAGCCTGCAATGCCAATGTCTGCACCTCCAATGAAAAAAGGCGGTATGGCACATGGCGGTGAGTCCAAAAAGACGCACATGGCTGAAATGTCGAAGATGAAGGGTCTTGCAAAGGAGCTTAAGTCTCACGAGAACAAGCCTGCTTCCAAGGGCCACAAAGGTTTGGCCACTGGCGGCGTTGTCAATGGCCAAGGCGGCTACAAAAAAGGCGGCAAGGTCATGATGGCCAAGGGTGGTGTGGCTGGTGACGGCATCATCAACACCGAAGGCCAAGGCGGCAAGTATCGCAACACCAAGATGGACACAACCAAACCTGACCACGCACCTGCCAAAACTGGCGGCGTCAAGCTCGGTAATGGCGGCGGTTACAAAACTGGCGGCATGGCCATGGTCGAAAAAGGCGGGAAGATGGTTCCTGACTTTGCGGCTGACGGCAAGGGCAAGATGAAAAAAGGCGGCATGGCCTACGCTACTGGCGGCGTCACAAAATCCAATGCTGGCGGCTACAAAAAAGGTGGCAAGATCAAAGGCATGATGGACGGCGGCATGGCTGGTAACAGCATGATGAACAATGGCATGATGAGCGATGGCATGATGGATGGCATGTCTGGCTACGGTGCTTACAAAAAAGGCGGTTCCACAAAAAAAGCCTACGCGGCGGGGGGAACTGTTAATTCAGGTCGTCCCGTCGCGATGCCCCAAGGTCGCAAGCCTGCCTCTAAACCTGTGTATATCAACGAACTCGCTGGTACATACAAAAAGGGCGGTCGAGTGGCTCCCGGCAACCGTGCGTTGCAATCGGTTTTTGACAAAGAAAACGCTACGGCCATGCGTCAGGCGAAAGCCATGAGCAATGAGAAATATGGCCCCGCAAGCAAGATGAAACTCGCTGGTGGTGGTGCTACCTCCAACAAAGACAAATACTATGTTGATGACCCTAAAGCGGTCAGCGACAAAGCAAGTCGTGAGTTGGAAGAGGCTATGAATCCGTTGAGCATGATGAAAGAACTTGCTGGTAAAGCAAAGAAGTACTTCATGCCAAAAGATTCTGAAAGCGTCACGAAGACCAAAGAGTCAGTCACTGTGACACCCGCCAAAAAGCGCGGTGGATCTGTAAAGTGCTAAAACAAGGTAGGGGCTTCGGCCCCTGCTTTTAATTGGAGAGAGATATGACGACATTGACCAATGTATTTGCGGAACACAATGACGCAACTGGCGTTATTTATGCGGGCGCGGCAAACCTTGCTGGGTATCAATTAGCCTCTGGTGGCGTTGCTGGAGAAATTGTTTTTCGTGATGGCGGTGCTTCTGGTACAGAACGCTTGCGCGTGAACATCACAACCAATACAGCGGTAATTGCCACGCTGATCCCCGGCAACGGCATCCGCTTCAACACAAACATTCACGTCACATTGCCTGCTGGTGCGGGAGTGACTATTTTCTGCGGCTGATCATGCCAAGCAAATCACCAGCCCAACACAAATTGATGGCGGCGGTTGCGCACAACCCTGAGTTTGCCAAGAAGACTGGCATCCCTCAGAAGGTTGGCAAAGAGTTTGTTCGCGCTGATAAACGCATGGCTGATGGTGGCAGCGTGAACGAGGCTGGTAATTACACCAAGCCTGAGCTGCGCAAGCGTATCGTGAGCCAAGTCAAGTCTGAAGCCACGCACGGTACAGGTGCAGGCCAATGGAGCGCAAGAAAAGCGCAGCTTGTGGCCAAGCGGTATAAAGACGCAGGTGGTGGTTATCGTGATTAAAGATTCGCAAAAATCATTGAAAGATTGGGGCGATCAAAAATGGAGAACCAAAAGTGGCAAAAAATCTTCTGAAACTGGTGAGCGATACCTTCCAATGGCTGCGATCAAAAGCCTCAGCCCTGCTGAGTATGCTTCGACGACCAAAGCAAAAAGAGCAGGCAAAGCCGCAGGAAAACAATTTGTAGCGCAACCTAAAAAGATTGCGCAAAAAACAGCCAAATACAGGTTTTGACTATGCCAAAAAACAATGCATCAATAGCCAAGTCTTTGAAGGCGGCTGGTTTTTATGAGCCAAACAAAAAAAAGTCTGAGCGGCTAAATATCGTCAAAAAAGTAACAACCAAGCCTCAACGGGTAAAAATTGTTGACGAGGTGTTTGAGGGCAAAAAATTTAAAGATGGCGGCCCATCCCTTGCAATTGGTCGAGGTGAGAAGTTGCCAGCCAAGCAAGGCGCTGGATTGACGGCCAAAGGGCGTGCAAAGTACAACCGTGAGACTGGCTCAAATTTAAAGGCTCCACAGCCCCAAGGCGGACCCCGTAGGGATGCTTTTTGCGCGAGAATGGAGCCTGTGGCAGAAAAGAGCGAAAAGGGCAGTAGGTCGCGTGCTTCGATGCAGCGCTGGAATTGCCCCGGCTGGTAAGGACAACGACATGGCATATTCAGGTTCAGTAGGTACGACCGTCATAACGGTGCAAACGCTGATTGACCATGGCGCACGTCGCTGTGGGAAATTGGCCGAAGAGCTGACCTCTGAGCAGGTCCTAAGTGCTCGCGAGTCACTGTTTTTCCTGTTGTCCAACCTGATCAACATTGGCATTCAATATTGGGCCATCAACAAAAAGGTCTACGGCTTTTCGCCTGATCGTGCAGTCTATTTGCTGCCCCTTGGTGGCAACGACGTGCTCAACGCCCTGTATCGTTACATGAACCGCCCTGACGGGGCTTATACGTCGTCTGCTGGTGGTGTTTTGGGTAATGTGTATGACCAAAACGTCGAGACAATTTGCACCCAGAATGCTGCCAAAGGCAACATATCGGTCAACTATGGACCCTCGAACCCCATTTATATTGGCTCAATTGGCTTCTTGCCTGCTGCAAGTGGCACTTGGTCAATCATTTACGAATACTCGTTGGACAACGTGACTTGGTCAACTTTGGTTGACCTTGGAACGATCACCGTGGTGGACAACGATTGGGTTTGGACTGACATTGTCAATGGCCAAACCGTGCCTTACTACAGAATTCGTGCCTACAACGGCACAACTTTGAGTTTGCGTGAGTGGTATTTGGGTAATAACAGCACCGAAATCACCATGTCTCGCCTGAACCGCGACGACTTCACCAATCTGCCAAACAAGAACTTCACGGCAAACCAGCCGTTTCAGTATTGGTTCAATCGAACCATTCCCCAAAGCGAAATTGTGCTTTGGCCAACGCCCCAGAACGCCTTTTACCAGATGACCATTTGGTACTCGCGCCAGATCATGGACGTTGGTGACCTGTACGGCGAGTTGGAAGTTCCACAGCGTTGGTATGAAGCCGTGGTGATGATGCTGGCTCATAGGATGAGCTTGGAGTTGCCCGGCGTTGACCTCAATCGCGTCCAATACCTTGAAGGCCAAGCCGCAAAGTACTTGTCGATGGCTGAAGAGGAAGAGCGCGATCGTTCGCCCGTTTATCTGGCCCCGAATATTTCAGTATATACAGCATAAGTATGCAATTTTTGACATACGCCCATAATAAGCCAGACGGCTCCATCTTTTACATTGGTAAGGGAACGGAAAGCCGTGCGCACAGTTCTGCTGGGCGAAATGTTGTCTGGAAGCGTACTGTTGAAAAGCACAACGGGTTTGGCGTTCAAATTCTTGCCAAGTGGCGCACAGAGCAAGAAGCCTTTGATCATGAAATATTTTTGATCAACACATTCCGACAGATGGGTGTTCAACTTGCCAATATTGCTGAGGGTGGTATGGGATCTGCGGGGTTTCGCCACACCGAGAAACACAAAAATCATTTAAGAGAAGTAATGCTTGAGCGCAACCCAATGAGCAATCCGTTGATTCGCAAAAGGCAAAAAATTTCTGTAAAAAATGCCATGAATCGCCCCGATGTTAAATTGCGGCAAAGCGCAACAAGAATTGGGATGAAATTTTCCAAGTCGCACATTGAGTCACTCATGAACTGCCATCCAATGCGCCCATGCGTAATCAATGGCGTTGAGTACAAGTCTTTGATGGAGGCATCAAGAATGCTTGAAATTCGTCACGGCACGCTGTACCGCTGGTTGAATAACCCAAAAGTAAAGCACAACGGAAAATACGCGCACTTCACTGAAGCGAGGTGGTTGTAATGGCCATCTTTCTGGACACCGAAGGCTACTCAGACATTGCAATTGCAATATGCGACCGCTGCAAGATGAAGCGACCGCATGCCGTGATGCGCAACGACCCCAATTTCCCCGGCCTTCGCGTGTGCAATGAAGGCTGCGCAGATCAGCTTGACCCCTATCGTTTACCTGCTCGGAAAACCGAAAGGATAACGATTCGGTTTCCACGTCC